GTATATATATGCTAGTCACATATATATACACTTATGTTATTTCTAGGATCTCCTTTTGGAGATCTAGGATGGGTACTGCCATCTGCTTTACTGCGATATTGATCAGGACATAACTATAGGGCCTGAAATATGGCACCAGGAATATCTTGTTCTGAACAATTTCGAGTTACGATTCCAGCAACCTAAACGGGTCGCATTCTGTAACTATAGGGCCTTAATGGTACCAGGAAGATCTCAGAATGTTGAACAGCGAGTGAATACCGCTGAGAATCAAAAGTTTAGACGCCATAAGCGTTTACAGTACAACAAAAAACCTTCGACTACCTTCTCCATGCGATTAATTTCGCGAATTGTTTTCAATAATATAGTGGTAAAATTTGATAAGCACAACGAAGTCATTTGTTGGAACTTTCACTTTAGTAATCATAATATGTGTATTCAGAATTATTGACGATTAGTGGTTCATAATATGCCTTGAATTTGTATGTCAGTAGGGCGATCCCCTCATAAACAAACTTTTTCGACGCATTCCACGTTGTAAGTCCTCCGATTCTTAATTGAATGGAGTTTCGTTTCACGTCACTTTTGACGAAAAAGAGATAGTTTCTCTTATGATTGGTACACTTCTGCATGAAGCACTTTGACGGGTGTGAATTGTATGATAGTGGGTTTCCTTTCGTTGGGAAATTTAATAATAACCCATTGTAGAGTTGATCATACTTTACGACTGATGGAAAAGACATCTAAGCTGTGATATAGCTATTTGTGTCAGAATGACACATGACTGTAGGAAAGACTACAATAAAACAATCAAGACTCAATCAGAATGACAACAATTAATTTCACCGAGTCGTACGTCAACACACAAATTTTAAATGCAAAGAATGCTCTTGAGGAGCACACAATCCACGGAAATAGTTTCGTGAAGTATTGCATTCTTACCAAAAATCTTGAAAAACTCGAGCGATCAACCGCCGAATTTAAAGAGTTATGTAAAAAGAAATTAAATATTAAAAAACAAAATAAAAATAAAGTTTTCTGTTGTGATAGTAATATCAATGTATTTATATATGTGTTTGATCGCAAGATCACTGTTCGCGTAGATCCACAAGATACTATGCGACAAATTAGTGTTCGATATCAATTACCCATTTTGGGTATGTGGTATCAAACACAAGCAAAACCCATGAATATGGATGTTCCCATCCATGAATATGGTCTCACTGAAGGTTCAGCTATTATTGGTAATGGACGTTTGTTGGGTGGCTCTACCACCTATCTTATTCCCCCATATACCCATGTTGCCGAATGTGAGAAGCAAGTTCTTTTCGAACATTGGGCACTTCAAAATGATGAAGCTCCCATTGATGATGAGAACTCAGCCGGAGAATTTTTCTTAAAATGTATAGAATCACTCTCCAAATCTGAAATCATGCAAACTGATAAAGATCCATGGATCTTAAATTTGTTTGAGAATTTTCTTCAGATTGTATATTGGCTTCGCAAATGCGATAACAAACGTGATTACATCATGTGTACAGGTTTAGCTTTTAAACTTCTTACTGGTAAAGGTGTTACTTCTGTACTTTGGAGTACTTTTCAAGTTTCCAATCTTCAGAGTGATACCTTTACAAAAAGTCTTCATAAGGCACGTGATTTGTTTGCTACTTCTAGCACACTTATCAATGATCCTGTTGTTGCTAAGATGAGACAGATTTATACTTACCTCCTAGTGCAGGGGGTTCTGAGTCATTTCGGTAAGACGATGACTCCTGAAGAATTTAAACATCTCGACGCTAAGACTCGTGTTGCATCTAAGAGTAGTACGAGTTTAATCATGCTCATTATTGAGACAGCCATCACTATATGCGAACGTTTGGATACGTTTCGTGTCACTGGCGATTGGTTGTCACTTGTGCATGATGATGTAGCTTATGTAAAGTGGGCTCAGGAGGCTGATAGGCTTATTGGTCTAGCTCCTTTTACTTCAAATTTAGCTGCACACAATACCACATATTTCTCTTTTATTTCAGATCTTAATGATGCTGTTGAAAAGGGAGAAGCAATTTGCAAATATACTAAGCACAATCTTGGTGTAGATAGTGTTTTGATGCGACGAAAGTTGCAAAGTTTGCAAATGTTGAAGAATGTGGAAATCACACGTAGAGCTTCTCAGAAGGAGCGTAAAGCTCCATTTGGTGTGCTCATACATGGTGGCTCGAGCGTTGCCAAATCAACGTTCACCAAGATGTTGTTTTATTACTATGGTCAATTGCATGGTTTAGAGACTGACGATCATTATCGTTATGTTCGTAATCCAACTGACGAGTATTGGAGCAATTTTGATTCAAGCAAGTGGTGCATCCAAATGGATGATATTGCATTTCTTTTGGCGTCTAAGTCTTCAGATGTTGATCCAACGTTGAAAGAGATGCTAAATGTAGTGAATAATGTTCCCTATGTTCCACCACAAGCTGCCCTTGAGGATAAGGGGAAGACACCAGTTATGGCTAAACTTGTTTTGGCTACGACTAATACTCCTGATTTAAATGCTCAGGATTACTTCGCCTGCCCCTTGGCAGTGCGGCGTCGCCTTCCTTATGTCATCAATATCGTTCCTAAGAATGAATACCTTCATGCTAATAGGAAATTCATTGATCCTACCAAATTGGAGATCGACGAAACTAATTATCCTGATTTTTGGAATATTACGATCCAGAAATTGGTTCATGTGGATTATCATGGTCGAGATTCGGCCAAACTTGAGACTGTAGCTATTTTCACTGATGTTCGAGAATTTCTTAAGCATTTTGCTGAAGCCTCTTTAGCTCATGAACGGATACAGACAAAGTCTGATATTTGTGATGTCCACATGCGTACTCTTAAAGTGTGCAAATTATGCTATTGTGTTGGTGATGATTGTTCGTGTTTACAAGCGGAACATGCTTTTCGGTTTGTATTTGCGTATTTTATGTTACCAGTTGTACAAGCAATGATCCAGTGGCTATTGTGTCTATCATTGACATGCTTTTTCTCATGGTGCTATAAGTTTCATTTATTAAAGTATGTTTTGGCACGCATGACACGTTTCCTCAGATATGAGATGGAATTGAAGTTTCTTGGACGCATGAATGCGTTGGGGAATGAATATTACAAACTTTCGATGAAACGAGTTATTCAATCTGGATTTTTTCTTATTAGTGTTCTCACGGTATGGAAATTGACCAATGTTGTAACAAACAAGGTTTATAAACCAAAACCTAAGGAAACTAATAAAGAAAACGAAGACATCATTGATGATGAAGATGAATTTTGTTTACAAGGTAATGTTTTGAATACTACAGAAGCTCAACTTGAAAAAGAAACTACACAAAATGTGTGGTATAATTCTACACTCCAATTGAATCAATTTGATGTCCCAAAGGCTTCCCTCAGCCTGGCCAATATGTCTCCCAATGATGCTAGATCTTTATTTCACGCAAATTGTGTGAAGTTGGAAATATCAGCATTGGATGAGACTTATGTGAGTCGAACAGGGGGGGTTTTCATCACAGGTCAATATTTGTGTGCCAATAGGCATGCATTTCGACTTGGATCACGTTTTAAGATCAAGATTATTGATTCTACACCTTCCCAAGGTCTAACATCCAATGGGTTGTGTTATGTTTCAAGATCTGAAATGCGTGAATGTGTTGAAAGAGACATTGTTGTTTTTAAACTTTTTAATGTTCCTCCTAGGAAGAATATATTGAAGTATTGGAACACATGTATGATTCCAGTCACAAAAATGGTGTCTATCACACGAGAAACTTCTGGTAATGCGACCTTTTCTGAATTGTATAATGTTAATTATTGTGAAAATTTTCCAGTAGAATCATTGGACATCAAAATGCCCGTGTATATGGGCGTAGGATCAGTAATGACTAAAAATGGCGATTGTGGATCATTGGGTGTTGCATTGACACCCAAAGGACCTGTAGTGTTGGGATTTCACACTTTAGGTTACAATACCACTGTAGGTTTTCCTCATATCACTCGAGATGTTCTTGAGAAATTATGTGAGGATAAATTACCCTCTGTTGAAGGTGGCGGAGAACCAATGCTCTCATTGAATGGAGAGACTGTTTTAGTTGAACCACATCACAAGAGCATCTTCCGTTATCTACCTGAAGGTACAGCCAATATATACGGTAGTTTCACTGGCTTCCGGCCTAAACCACGCAGCCGCGTGTGTATGACACCATTGAGTGACCGAATGTTTGAACATTTCCAATGTGAGAATGAATTCGGTCGACCAAATATGTCAGGTTGGGAACCGTGGCATATTAATGTAAAAGAAATGGTTGTACCATATACCAACATTGATCAGGATATTCTTGACCATTGTGCGGATTCCTTTGCAAATGATATCATTGAGTCATTGAATGCCCAGTCTGAAGATTGGAAAGGGCAATTAGTGTTTCTCAGTGATAAAGCTGCTGTTAATGGTTTACCCGGTGTGAAATTCATTGATCGTATCAATGTTAGTTCATCAATGGGCCATCCATGGTGCAAATCCAAGAAGAATTTTTTAGTTAGTGCACCAGACGCAACCTATCCTGAAGGTGTTGATTTTGATGAACATGTTTGGGAAAGAGTACGCAAGATTGAACAGTGTTATTCGGAAGGGCGACGTGCTTATCCGATTTATACTGGTCATCTGAAGGATGAAGTTTTACCTTTGAGGAAAATTCAGGCTAAGAAGATACGCATGTTTACGGGTGCACCTGCTGATGCTAGTCTCGTTATTAGGAAGAAACTCTTATCTTTTGTGCGATTGTTGCAGAAGAATAAATTTATTTTTGAAGCAGCACCAGGCACTGTAGCAC